AATCTGTAGCTATTGCATACTCACCACACGTTACCGGTAACGTGTGGTGAGTATGCAATAGCTACAGATTATCAAGGTAGAGTAAATACATTGTTTAGAGAGTTTCAAAAAACAGTAGGAGAGACAGTAAGAGAGTTTGGGTATAACAAATGTTCAACGTCCGTTAAAAACCTGTTTGACAGAGGTTCGTTAGACAAATGGATTACAATAATTCATGCGATAGAACCAAGAGATGATAGAGAGCGTGACTTTAGTAAGAAAGACAATATGAATATGGCGTACAAATCTTGTTATTTTGAACAAGGTGGTGAAGGCGATAAGGTGTTAAGAGAAAGTGGATATAAAGATTTTCCTGTAGTTATACCAAGATGGGGTATATCTGGTGGCGATATTTATGGTAATTCACCGGGAATGGAAGCATTAGGTGACATAAAACAGCTACAACATGAGCAATTACGCAAAGCACAAGGCATTGATTATCAAACTAAACCACCATTACAAGTGCCTAGTTATTTAAAAAACAGAGACGTAGATAGTTTGCCCGGTGGTGTTACTTTTATTGATGGGCAACAAGGCAAAATTGAAACAGCATTTAACGTAAATTTAAACCTGCAACATTTGTTAATGGATATACAAGACGTAAGGCAACGCATAAATGGTAGTTTTTATGCTGATTTGTTTCTTATGTTGGCAAATGCAACTGATACACGCATGACAGCTACAGAAGTAGCAGAGCGTCACGAAGAAAAACTGTTAATGTTAGGGCCTGTTTTAGAAAGGTTACATAACGAATTACTAGATCCGTTAATAGATATTACGTTTAACAGAATGATAGAAGCAAATTTAGTACCACCTGCACCAGAAGAGTTGCAAGGTATGGAATTAAATGTTGAATTTGTTTCGATGTTGGCACAAGCACAACGTGCTATTGGTACAAATAGTGTTGATAGATATACAAATACAATGGGTGCTATTGCACAAATGAAGCCAGATGTACTTGATAAATTTAATTCTGATGCATGGGCAGATAGTTATGCTGATATGTTAGGTATTGATCCGGGATTAATAGTACCGGGACAGGTTGTAGCTAAGATACGTCAAGAAAGAGCAGCAGCACAACAGGCAGCGGCACAGGCAGAACAACAACAACAAGCTGTAGAAAACATGGCAAAACTTGGTAAAGTAGATTCAGGTAATGCTATGGACATGATGAACCAGTTTAGTGGTTACAATTCACCATCACCATTGGAGGTATAAATGGATTTAATTGATTTAAAAAAAGACCCACAACCTGTTGACAGTAATGAAATGTACGATGAACCAATGTATAGCTATGGTTTGTGCATATCGTTAGGTAGAGAAGAACTAGAAAAATTAGGTATAGAAAAATTACCACAGGCAGGTAGTGACATGATGATTAAAGCTATTACATATGTCAAAACAGTTAGAGAAAGTAAAGAAAAAGATGGCGTAGAACAAAATGTAGAGTTACAAATATGTGCAATGGGCATAGAACCATTTGACAAAAGTGGTGATCAAGCAGATGGATTGTATGGAGAAAAGGCATCTGCACCACCAAAAGCAAAGCCTGTTACTACACCTACTACAGGTACTTATTTAACCGGGAGTTAACTATGGAAGGATTTAAAGATTTATCACCTGATGCCAAAGTACGGTACAGAAAAATGATAGAACAACATAATGCTGAAGAAGCAAACAAAAAGAAAAATAAGAAAAAAAATAAGTTACAAGAATTTGCAGAAAAACTTTATGGAGGTAGCAAGTAATGGCTGATAAAAAAGATGGAACTATCAAAAGAATACAAATGAGAGATATACGTCTCTTACAAACAGCAATATCAACAGGTGATGCTACAGAAAAAGAAAAGAAAAAGTTAGAGCAATATAAAAAACTTTATCCTTCAATGTTTTAACTATGAGTTTATACGAAAACATACACAAGAAACGCAAAAGAATAAAAGAAGGTTCTGGCGAGCGTATGAAAAAAAAAGGTGAAAAAGGTAGACCTACTGCAAAAGATTTTAAAGATGCAGCAAAAACTGCAAAAAAAATGTATCCTAATCAAAAGTAGGTGTGACCGTAACCAAGTCATAGCTAGATATATTTAAGCATGAGCGATTACAATCCACTCGATCTTAAAAGTCAACAAAAGTCTAAAGACAAAAAAAAGTTTGAAGACAGAATTGGCCGACAGAACGAGGAAGCGGATATTAAATGGCTTATGAGCAGCAAGAGGGGTCGCAGATTTATCTGGAGACTTCTGGAAATGGCAGGTGTATTTCGATCATCGTTTAACACTAACGCAATGGCAATGTCATTTAGCGAAGGTAACAGAAACTATGGTTTGCAACTCCTTAACCAAGTTCACACTCTCTGCCCAGAACTGTATCCGACAATGATCAAGGAGCAAAAAAATGTCAGAAACGCTGATGACGGAAGCCAACCAAACCAATGAAGGCGATACGCAGCAGCCAGTAGACGCATCAACTGAGCAATCAACTGAAGCAACTACTGACACACAGCAGCAAGCTGAAAGTGTACAGAAACAACAAGTTTCGGATGAATCCTCTGTTGAAAGTGAAACTAGCGAATCAGAGACACCACAAGGTGCACCTGAGACATACGAGTTCAACACAAAGATAACTGACGAATCTTCTGAACTCGACCCCGAAGTAGTAACTGCATTCGGTGAAGTCGCTAAAGAACTTGATCTGCCACAAGATGCTGCACAAAAAGTATTAGACAAAGTTGCACCTGTTATACAGGAAAGACAAGCCAAAGTACTAGAAAAAGTAAAGCTAGATTGGGCTAACGATTCACAAGCTGATAAAGAATTTGGCGGTGAAAAACTAGCTGAAAATCTAGAAATTGCAAAAAAATCTTTAGATGCTTTTGGTTCTGATTCTTTGAAGTCGCTGCTACATGAAACAGGCTTTGGCAATCATCCTGAGATAATCAGGTTTATGTACAAAGTAGGTTCGGCAATTAGTGAAGACAGTTATGTTGGCAATTCAGAAGGTGCTATGTCTCAAGGGGCAGATCCTAAAGATTTTAACAGCATAGCCAACGCACTATATTCAAATCAGCAAAACAAGTAAGGAGTTATTAAATGGCTACACTCTCAACCTCAAATTTAACACTAGCGGATTGGGCAAAAAGATCTGACCCAGACGGTAGAGTTCCAATCGTTGCAGAGCTACTATCTCAAACCAACGAAATATTAGATGATTGCGTGTTTAAAGAAGGTAATTTACCTACTGGTGAACGTGTAATTATTAGAACTGGTTTACCTTCAGTTTATTTCCGTGCATTAAACCAAGGTATTCCCGGAAGCAAATCAACAACTGCTCAAGTTGATGAAGCCTGTGCAATTCTTGAAGCACGTTCTGAAGTAGACAAAGACTTAGCAATGTTAAATGGTAACACTGCTCAGTTCCGTTTATCTGAAGATACTGCGTTCTTAGAAGCAATGAACCAGACTCAAGCAGAAACAATGTTCTACGGCAACCCCGGAACAGATCCTAAGAAATTTTTAGGATTAGCACCAAGATATGGTGACTTATCTGCTGACAACGCTGTAAACATTCTTGATGCAGGTGGATCAAGTTCTGATAACGCTTCTGTATATCTAGTTGTTTGGGGTGATCAAACTGTATATTGTCCTTTTCCTAAAGGATCTAAGGCAGGTTTAACACACGAAGATCTTGGAGAGCAAACTGTATACAACAGTGACGGCACAAGATTACAAGCCTTTGCTACTCGTTATCAGTGGAAAAACGGTTTGGTTGTAAAAGATTGGAGATACGTTGTTCGTATTTGCAACATCGACATTTCTGATTTACTTGGTGTTACTGGCACACAATCAACAACTGCTGCAACTTCTCTTATCAAATTAATGGCAAGAGCAACTTACAGAATACCAAACATGGCTATGGGTAGAGCAGCATTCTATATGAACAGAACAGTTCATTCTGGATTGTCTATTGCCGCATTAGATAAATCACAAAATGTCTTAAAAATACAAGAAGGTTTATCACAGTTTGGAACAGCTAAAAGCTACTTATCATTCTTGGGTACTCCAATAAGACAGGTCGATTCGTTAATTAACAACGAAGCTCGTGTAGTTTAATTTTTATTTTATTAAAGGAGATCTAAAATGATTACAGATGCATTACTCAGAGTAAGCGAAGATCAAGCGGTTACTTCAACTGCTGTATCTACTAACACTGTTGATTTAGGTGTTGCTAGAGACATAGGTGAAGGTACTGCTTTATACATGAACTTTGCACTTACTGAAGCATTTGCTAATGGTACTAGCATAACTTTTGAAGTTATTACTAGTGCAAGTGCAAACTTAGGTACACCTACTGTTATTGGTAGTAGTACAGTTATTGCTACAGCAGCACTTACATTAGGTAAGAACATTGTTGTACGTCTAAATCCAGACATTGCTGGCAAAGGCCAAAGATATCTTGGTGCTAGATACACTGTTGTAGGTACTATGAATGCAGGTAAAGTTACTGCTGATATAGTAGAGACAATTGG